GTGAGGGGTACAATCAACCACGCCCGGGCTCGCGCACCCTATATTTTGGTTGACTGTGTTCGCGTTATGCCTTCAAGGCTCGCTACCGTGCCCGCTTGCCTTCGCCTTTGCTTTCATTAGACTGTGTGATCTCCTGGCCAAGGACGCTAAACCGACATGCTAATTCTGGACTGACCTGGAGGGGGTCGACGCTCAGGAAACAGTGCGATTTAGACAGGAGTACGTGCCATTTGGTCACTGACACACAGTTGTCGCTACTCGCTCAGCGGTAAGGGGCGCTGCACGATCACTCTTCCGCCGCTTGGCCGCTCATCCGCACAGGGACCAGGTGATGGACGAAGTCACCCTGCGCAACTATGCGGACGATTGGCCGTCAGGCTCTATTAGGCTCCCGCGCAATAAATAAATAAATAGGGTCGTTCGCTAGGTGGGATGGCCCCCCCACACCGGGTAGGGGCCATACACCTCACTGGTGCCCTGTACCACCGGCCTCCAGTGTTCTCGTTCCATGTCAAGACACTGCACCTCCTGCCCCTCAAGGTTAAACGCCCAGCGACGAAGATAGGCTTCGGCGAGCGCTTGTTGCCCAAGAGTGAGGCCCCATGCCTTAGCGAACGAAAGTCTAGTGGCTGACGCAATGTCAGCCCTCCCAACGGCAACATCCTCAAGTGAACGTCCCTGCAACATCGGACGCACAGTGTACCACTGAGGATCATTCGAATCCCATTGGAGTGCATCAACCTCCCCGGCATTCCGCACCAGCGCCAGGCCGAACTCCTGCAGGATTGGTATACCTTCATTCAGGATATACTCTCCTAACCCCACGGAGCGCACCAGCCGGCGCCGCGTCTTAAGGCTTGCCCCAAAGTACTTGGATCCAGTTAGGGCACCTGATAACACCTTCCACGGGTTCCTGGTGAACACCCAACCCCTTGGGGTCCACACAGGTCTACTTTGACACCACTCGATCAATTCGAACTCTCTAGCCACATTTTCCACCTTTATCTCATGACCAAACTCCAAGAATGTGGGACGAGCATTCTCCAGTACCCAATTGAGCTCCTCCTCCTCAACTATGAGGAGGCAATCGTCTCCGTCATCTAGCATATCGTACTTACGGCCCCGCATAAATGTGGCGACCATCAGTACCATCAACACACAGTTCCCCAACGCGGTATTCATGTCACCTGACATACGCTTACCCCGGGTATGGTAGCGCAGTCCCAACCTCGATTTGCCGCGGTTGCGCAACTGATAAGACAACAGTCGCTGTAACTCCCTGTCTGGGTTCATGTGTTGGTATATGCTATGCTCAATCTGAAGAAGTTCCAGTGACACATGCTGATCAAACCTGCTAGCGTCAAGGGACACGCACACAGGACGTTGGAACCTATCCCACTTCTCCCGTAACAGAGTTGCACGCTGAGGCAAGGACAAGCCCTTGCCTATTACCCGTGTGACTGGTAGCGGCCTCCCTTTCAACTCATACAGGAGATGCTCCATTGGCTTGAGATATGTAGCTAACTCTATGCCATACTTCGGATCCCTGAACTGAATGGCTCGGGGATCAGGATCCCTCTTAGAGGCTGGGTTAAGCTTTTCCAACTTGACGAATAAAGTCACCATGGCATCTTTGCGCGTGACACCAGTGACTGCACGCTTAGCGGCAGCCTCATACTTTATTCGCTTGCCTCCACTGTAGGAGTTACATACTTGTTCATATGTCCAACGTCCTACCTTAGGCAGGTGTGACTTAACCAGTTTTGCCATTGACCTTAGTTTGGCTAACCCAGTCCTTGAGGGCGCGGGGACATCACCTATCACCCGCGTCTGTAATGCTCGCATCTGGTTGTGCGAACAGTTGGCATGGGCAAACGGCTTGTACAAGCCGGGCAAGCACGCTGGTATTGCCAACCGAACCAACTGCTTGTTGTGGACCTGCGGCCCACCGTCCACCGCCACCCTGTCTATACCACACCCGCGAGCAACTTGCCCTGCTGCTGCTGGTGCACAGAGTAACGGTACCACGGCCGGGCCCCGTCAAGCCTGGCCGAGGGCTCCCGCCATAGGCGGTTGCCTCCCGGCAGACCAGGCTGCTAGGGTTCTCGAAATCACGGCCTCGGGTGAATATAGCTCGCGACAAATACTCAGTGTCAGTGGATTCCCAGCGGACAAAAATCTCACTACACGAGTAATGGCGAGCTCTCGGGCATACGCATCCAGGGTTGACAACGGGTGCTCCTGTGGAAGCTCACGGAACCAGTTGTTGGCGTGGTACACCACCGCCGTCAACCCCTGAGTATCCATGTTTACTCCCAGTGTCTTCAGAGCTACATGTAAAAACAGCTCTTTATACATCCCGGTGTCCCTACACACCTGGTCAATTTGCCCCTAAAACGTCGTTGGATTTAGACTGGCTAGGGCTCGTTCGCGAGTCGGTTGATCAGTAACCCAACTCTGGCTCCCGTTGGCAAGTAAGGACAGTTCAGGCCTGCCACTATAGTAGCACACCGCACTGAACCAGCCCATCCCCACGGTGCGCAAAATGAACTTCCAATGATAAATCATAAAGTCCCTCGCGCCGGGATACTTCCATGCCAACGCCATTGATGCCAGTCCGGCATACAGTGCATATCTCCTAACACTGTAATTGACGTAGCGGACAGCAGTTCGCCAACTACCGGAATAGACGGACTTCCAGTACTCCATCCACGTTCCTCCCTCGGAGTTCCTCTGGCTCCACAGCGCTCCGACGTCCGATTGCTCGGCGAGTGCTTGTGCTACACCATTGACCACTCCGGGGTTAGTACGCAGCGGTGCTAGCGACACCCCTACGGGCTGTGCTCGGCGCCATCCCAGGCACCGACCCAAACCAGCCCATACGGAAGCGGGAACGACTCCCCGCACTCCCTGGCCCCACGCCACCACCCGGCCCATCCAACTGGTGGGTTGCGCCCACCAGAATTGAGGCATCCCGAAATCGGGATAAATTGCCTCATGCACCTCTTGCTGTCTCAAACGCTGAACTTCGGATATGGCACCGTGTGCCTCACCGGTAAACTCAGCGCCACCATTCAACTGGGCGTCCCCGCTGGGAGGTGCGTCTCCTCTAGATGGAGGCTCTAAAACCTCCAAACCCCGAACCCTAGGATCGGGTCTCACTCTAAAATTCCTCCAGTGCAGGCCGCGCCTCTTATTTGCAGGCCGGCGTCGGACCGCGACACCCGACTCACTGGAAGTCTCCACGTCGCGATAACCCGCGACCTCACTACGCTCCGAACGCCCACTAGGGATCGTGGGGTTCGGAAAGTCCTCCTTACACTCCTCAACTCCGTCTTCGTCCACGGGTATAGCAGCGACAGTAAAACCTGGGCTCG